CAGTCTGACCCTGTCAGACTCGTAATCCCGCCGCATGTCGGCAAGCTCTTGAGTCTTCTTGGTAAGGCCGGATTGCATCTCTCGGTAGATGGCGAGGTTTTCGGGCGCCAGTTCGAGGGGATTCCCCGACCAGAACGACCCTGAACCGTCTTCACCATCGCTCGAGCCATCGGTCCCACTAGCCTGCTCATCAGTCTGTGTGTCGATCTCCTCGGTGGCCACCGGGGAGTTATCGCCAACACCTACGTCTTCGCTGACTTCTGGGTTGTCGTTGCCAAGCTCTGGATTCACGGAATCTCCAGGTTGCGACTAAGTATTGAGTTGCTCCCGAACCAGTCGCTCAAGTTCGGGCCTCTTCGTTGTACTTGGAACTATAAGCCCCAATGACTTGGCTTGCGCTTTGAGGGCGGGCCAAGTCTTGGCGATAATCGTATCCCCTTCTACTACATCTGTGTCAACGGCTACTTGATTGTTTTCAGTGGGCTCGTCCGCCTGAGCTGCCCGCTTGGCAGCCCAGCGCTCCACAATCTCAGCTTGGGTGTATATCCGCGTACTGCTTGTTGACTTGCGCTTAGGCGCAACCCCGGCCTCAACCAAGCCATGCTTCTTCAAGATCGCCTTAGCCTCTGCCTTGGTCACGGTCTTGTTCACAAGGTGGTCTTCCGGGGCGTTCTCGTGGAACGTGTACTCGTCGCGATGAATCACCTGACTCCGGGCGTCTGCCATGAAGTCGTGACTGAGGGTTCCCCGCCTCTTGCATCGAGGGCAGTGGAGGAACAGGAACTTCTGCTGCTCCTGGGCCTTAAACCCAGAAACAGTGAACCCCTGTCCAGACGAGTGCTCGCACCGGATGCACTTTAGTGTGTAAATAGGCATGTAACTTCCTTCCTAGAAAGTTGGAACCCCGGGGGACGGGGCAAATGACGGCTGCGCTGCGGCCGGAATGGTTAGTGGCTCTCCCGTTGCTGGGTTTACTGCCGCGCCGGCAGCAATCGACTCCTCTGGCCCAGGACCTCCCGCCTCTCCAGGCGGAACCTGCGGTGGAGCCGCGCCAGCCTGGGTCGCGGCCTGTCCGAAGAGTTGAGCAAAACTGTCCCTGAGTTCGGGACTGTCCTGTTCCCAGAGAGAGAGAGCCTTGTTGTAGAAGAGCGCGACTGCATCCGGGGGCACCTGGGCCACGGTAAGCGCTTGGGCTGCCGCAGCTAGGGCGTTCATAAATCCAATGTAGGCCTGGCGCTCAGCCTCGGGACCAATCGGCTTCATCGAGCCTGCGTGGACGCCAACGTCGAACTCGCCCCGGATGTCGTGCCTTGTGTACGACATCGGGAGCTCCTCTCCTGTGATCCGAACCCAACGCTGAGCATCGTAGAACTGCTGCATGATCTGCAGTGTCTTCCTCGCAACAGTACGGACGAACACCTCGAAAGTTCGGAGCTTCGACTCGGAGCGACCAGCGTGCATAGCGGCTCGGTAGGAGACCTCCGTCGCTGACTTCGCGGAACTCCTCCCGCCGCGCATCGCCTCATCGCCAGCGCCAACTTCGTTCATGATCCCACGGAGGATGTTGAAGGTCCCCAAGAACTCCTGGGGGAATGCAGGCATGACTAAGTTCCGAACGTCGGCTGCCACATTCTTGCTCTTCGCGGCAACCATCTGAGGTGTCTTCGACCCAAGGGCGGCCTTAGCCTGCTTGTCGAAGATTCCATCCTTGTAGATTGTCTTCAGCGCCATGGACGCCTCGAGCCCCGCGACAGCCCCGTCTACTAGGCGCTGCAGTCGTTCCGCTATCGGGAGCATCTTGTGGACAAGGGAGATCCCATAAAACTGATCGTTGACCTTCTCGAACCGGAGGTCCACGAAGGGATACCCCTCCATGTCCAGGGGGGAGAGTGCGTGCTTCAAGATGGTTGGCCCGTCGCTCTTGGCATTCGGCTGCTGGCAAGCCCACAGGACCCTCAGTTCCTTGACCCGCCGACGCTTCTTGCGACCCCCCACCCGAACAACCCGGCTAGCCCAATCGTGATACCAGATCTCATAGACCTCGATATGCTCAGCCTCTTCCTTTCGCCAAACGTTCCCAACACCGTCTTCGTTGAGCTCATCAAGAGACTTCACCTTGTCCGGGTTTAGGTGGTTTGTGTTGGCGAACCGGTCGTCGTTCTTGATCTCATCGATGTGGATTAAGTGACGAACAGCCACCCAAGGCATCCTGTGGATCTCGTCGTAGCCAGGGGGGAATATCCAATTGAAGGGCGAAACGCGAATCAACGTCGCGTGGGCCGCGGCTCGGTCTGGGGGAATGCCCAGCTCCTCGAGGCGATCACGAATCGTCTGCATGACCGAGTCGTCTTCGTCGACCTCATCCTCGTCGAGGTCCCGATCATAGTCCTCAACGGGGACAAAAACCCCCGCAGGCTGGTACGTGATCCGCCCGATACCAGCAGAGAGGATCAGCGCATCGTCGAGAACCTTCTGGCACTCATTGTTGAACCCGCCCTCCTCCCACTCGTACATGAGGGCCGCCTGGGTCAACTTTGCCTTCCGCTTCTCCTCGCCAAGCTCGGACGGATTGCGTGGCTTGGCGTAGATGGATGGGTCGTTGTGGAAAATGTGGGGCTTAATCGCGTCAATCGACGCGGAGATCAAAGCAAGGCCATGGTCCCCCTGGGGTCGCTCCACGCCCAGACGATACGAGTCAATCAGTCGACGCCAATCGTCGAAGTGCGCCTTGCGAATTATCGACTCTGCGTCCAGCACCTTATCGAGCAAGGCAGAAGCCTTCTCCTTCTTCACAGGGAGCTTGGTTGGATCGAACCTCGCCATTACAACCACCTCGAGCCAACACCCGGCCTCTGGGCCGGGCGCATGTCATCGTCGTCATCCCACACACCGTAGTTCGGTGGTGGATCTTCCCGCCTTCTCGGGTCCTCCCGATTGGCAGCCCCGTGCTCCATATCACAAACGGCCTGGGCCTGGAGCCATGCCATAACTAGGTCGTCATACTCTCCCGGGGGAGCTCCAACCTTGACACGCTTGTGCATCTCGTCTCCAGCCACCAGGGCCACCGAGTTCGTGGCCTTCTTTGTCAACTCCATGAACATCCGCATTTCCTTGACCAGCCTCGAGCTACGGATGACAGGCATCCTCGAACCGACAATATCAATCCCGACGTGAACCATCACTGGCTTTGTCGCTATTGTTGTACTCCACCCATACCTAGCCTCAAAGTTCACTGACTCAAGGTGCTCCCGCTGATACAGATTCCAGTACTCAGTCTGCATGATTCCAAGAGAAACCGCGTGACCCACCCCATTGATCTCCCAAGACACAAGGGCATCGTTGTAATAAAGGGCCAGAAGGACTGCCTTTGCTGACGTTGGAATGGCCTCTAGGTGACCACGAAACTCAGCCACTTGCACGCGGGTATCGGCCCGGATTACCTGGATAGCAGTGTAATCCCCAGAAGACCTCCCCGAGGACGGGTCCACAGCAACAATGTACTCGACCCCCTCCTTTGGATGCTCCCAGACCCACAGAGAGTCGTCGTCAGCAAGGCTCTTCCTCACAAGGGTGGGCTCCATGTAGCCAGCCAAGTTCAACCGCTTGTCCGAAAAGTCCTGACCGGACTCATCCGTAATGCTCCCAACGAAGATGGGCTCCCTGACACCAGCCTTCTCAATGACCGCAAGGTGCGGCTCCTCGAAAACACGGCTTGCCGAGAACGCAAAGGCCTCTTCCGGCTTCCCGGGGTACTCCTGCTTAAATAGGTCCCAATCTCCCTGGCACTTATCCATCCAAGTCTTGTGGGCCCAGTGGGCCTGCTCGGGAGTGAGGTCGTACTCTTGGATCATCCCAACCAACACATCGTCAAACCGAGAAAGGACATCCTCCGAGGACACTCCCTCCGGCAGGGGTCTCGCGTAGTTCGGCATCGCATGCCAGGGGTAGAAGATCGCCTCCCAATCGCTGTCTACCTTGTTCCCCTTACTGTCCTCTCCCCTCCAGGCCTTCCAGAACTCTCGGTGGAAGTATCCGCCAGAGCCGTTAGCCGTGGACTCGAGGACAACGAAAGTCTCGGGGTCATCTGAGATCGTCTGCATCAGCCCGAGCATGAAGGTTTCTGGGTCGTTCCAGAATGCCAGCTCGCTTCCGTGGAAGTAGTGGATCTCAAACCCGCGCGTGGAGTGAACGGCATCGGCCACGGAGACCTCGAACCTGGAGTTCAGCCCCGCCGTCTCATCCAGAGGGTGGGTCATCCAGAGCTCGTTGTCGTTGTTCCTCCTGAGCTCGGGGCGGAGGTCCTGGGTGTCGACTGTCTTATCCAGCGCCGCGAGCAGTTCTTCTGGGGTGTCGTACTTCTTTGGCTTCCCGCCGTCGACCCCCTTGCTCGGGAGGTTGTCGTACATCTTCTTCGCCATGAGAAAGATGTTGTTCGTCGTGATGCGATCTACCGCCGTAACGAACGCCCTGCGGTCCCTGTTGGTGAGGCACTGATGGAAGGCGAAGGCCTGGGTGACCGTGCTGAGCCCCATCCGCCTAGCCTTGAGCACGATGAACCTACCCGGCCTCCCCTTGTCCCTGGCCTCCTGGAGCCTCTTGTAGAAGTCCAGCTGGATTGGGTTCAGCTGGAGGCTGACGGTCTCCCCGATCTTTCCGTGCATGGATGTTTCTGGGCGGTTCAGGACCCTCAGGTACGTCTCGCAGAACCAGGGGAAGTCCTTGAACTTCTCCGTAGCCGTCAAACGCTCCGCTATCTCGCGGGAGCGCTTCTGGCTCATCGCCTTCCGCGGCACTACTTAGCGCTCGTGATTTCCGCCAGCTCTTCCTCAGTGGGGCCGCTGTGCTCCTTGACCGCACTCTCGTTGTCCTGGGCCGCCTTGATGCGGGAGATGATCAAGTCAACAGCCTCCTGCCTGGGCTCGCCGCTATCGTTCCGGCCGC